TAGTTTTGCGCGGGTTTTGCTCAGACACAAAAAAGCCGATCTAACTGATCGGCTTAAGTGTCTGATTTTACTCAGGAATAATGGTCGGGACGGAGTGATTCGAACACTCGACCCCTAGCACCCCATGCTTGCAGGGGCTATAAAAAGCTATACGGAACAGTCCTTTGGAACGGCGCCCACTGCAATCGATGCCCAACCGTGACTAACCGTGTTTTACGAATCCCCGCAAAAGTCCCTGCAAGCTTTCGACAAGAAAGCCCCTTCATTCCGGCGTCCCGCCGACTTAACCCAACGCCAACCCCCACGCCCTGTCCAAGAATAGTTTCCAGAATATTCCGCGTCTGTTTTGTAGTGACCGGCTCCAGTAAACAAGCTACGAAACAGGCGCTTAGGGTTTATCGCAAGTGCCTATTGGGTGCCTGAATGGGTGGTTTGGGCTACACACTGCCAGTGTTAACCTCAGCTTCTCAGGAGCGCGATCAGCAGATCGGGTTTCGCGCAATACCCTACATCTGGACTGAATTGTAAAAATCTCGCTGAGAAGATGGGCAGATACAAAACGTTTTGGTAGAGTCGCGGCTCGTTCGAGTCCCTCATCCCGTGACAAGAGAGATTCGAAGCCGAAAGCTGCTGACGGTACTTGACGCGAATCGATTGGTAGCCTAATCCTATGTACATGAGCGAGAGGCCGGAACATTAGAGGCCCCGCATGATCAGATTTTTAGCAACTGATCGAGATCGGTTGCTGGTGAAGCACTACGATTGCTTCAGCCAAGGTAAATAGAGGAGCGTAAGGGAAATGAAAATGTTGAAAACTGGTGTTGGTGAAGGTTAGTAAGCCCCTGTCAGACAAAAGGCCCCTCTGGGGCCTTTTTTAATTTTCTAACCCTAGCAAGGCATCCCATGAGCAAATTCTGGATCGGCGTCAGCGCTACCTGCTTCATTCTTGGAATCATAATACGACTGGTTCTGCTTTATTCGTTTCCCGCACCTCTGCCCTTTCCGCTAGACATTGTCGACGCATTCATCGTAGGCACCGGTGCGCTGACCGCCGTCATGGGTGTGCATCAATTTATAAAGTCGAAATACCCTGACACGGGAGAAATGCTACCTCTATTCAGTACAATCATTTGGACAGTGATCGCATCCAGCTATGTGATCCTTCGGTACGCTCCTACATACCAGACATCTCTTTCAATATTGGTCACGGGTACGTTTGTGGGCATGGGATGGTGGATTCAAGCGATCACAACAGCGGCAAACACGCGCCGAACTCATACCCTCAACATCATCATGGCGTCCCGGACTAGTAGCGAGTACCAAGACCAGACCCGGAATAGCGGAAAAATCTACCGGGCAAGTGTGGTATGCGCGGAGCTGGCAGAGTGGCGTTTCAGCCCCAACAAAGATGACTACAGATACACCGAGGTGCCGGATTCAATCGACAAGGCCATAAGCGGCACTATTTATGTTTTGAACTATTTCGAATTTCTGGCTCAAGGGATCAAGTATCGGGATCTGGACGATTGCCTGCTTCGAGAGTGTTTCTCTGCGATATTAGCGGGAATCGAGCGACGCGGCTTTCACCTCATTATCGAAGCACAAAAGGGTTCACCGACGGCGTTTGAGGGAGTCATTAGGCTCACCAAAGAATGGAACGGCGAGTCCTGTGTTGAAAAGTACAGATCAAACCCTGATAACTCGGCAATCGGAGTGCGCTATCCAGCAGGCGCGGAGCTCCAGAGTATGCTGGTAGCAAATAAGCAGCTGGACACCGCGGACGTACCAGTCGTACCGCCAACGCTAGTAGCGAACGATGGGGTTGTCTTGAACCCCTAATGGCTCGTATGGCACATCGTCGGAGACCGCGTGATAACTCCTGCGCTCAGGATAATCGGGCGGCCGAAATTTGGCTTGAGCATATACTGTAGCAATATTACAGGTCTTGTATTTCAACGGTATGCATTGGCGACTGTCTAAAAACCCTTCCCCGACTTGAGCACCTTTTGGACCAATGAAACCGAGCAAGGTCGAGGTAGTTCTAGACAGCGTTTCACCCCATCCCCGGCGTCCTGCCGACCGAATAGCAATCCTTCTTTTGACTGCTACGCTCTCCTCTTTCACGGAGGAAAATCACGATGCCCAACTCAGACCTGCTTCCTTCCCTACTTTTCAAGATCAACGAGAACCAACTCGCCCTCAAGGCCGCCATCATGGAGCTGACAAATTGGGTCGAGCAGTGAGGATATGCCGAGGTTTCCGACAATGTGCGCGGCGCCCTGGAGGCGATCGATCGTAACGAGGAGTTCATCAAGATCACGCTCGCGATGCTCATGACGCCGGAGTGACAGTTCGTCGCCTGCCCCTCGCCCAACCGCATCGCCTCGATTACTGCATATCCAAACAGTATTCATAAGGCGTGACAGTGGATCCCCTCGAAATCGAATATACCAGCGGCTGGCTCGGTTGCCCGACGCCGCTCGAAACCTGCCGACATCAACTCCGCATGCTTGAAAACGAAGTCGAGGAACTGACACTGCAACTGCGCCAGGCGCGGCAAAACATCTTCAAGCTAGTCGAGATCACGCAGAAGCCATCAGGCAGCGGGATGACGCGATGGGGAATTTACGGGAAAGATCCGGAGAATCGGCGACCCTGCGCAAGCAGTTGCATGACCTGGACATCTCGGCGAGATTTCATCAGTGTGAGTATGAGCGACTACGCGGGATACTGGATGGCCTAGCGTTTCAGCCTAAATCGTTCATCTAAGCTCACACTTTGAGCTTGAAAAATTACTCATCCAAACCAAATTGTCTATTAATCTTCAATCACCACCCCAGACTCGTGGCATTCCCAGACTGTCCTTATCGGGGTTACATTTAGCTTGAGATATGGAGTATCGCTTATTTGTCACCAACCAACATTCATCATATAAAGAACAATAACAACACTGCAGCTCCACCCTCCTATCAGTTTCGGGCGCACGCAGTTGTTTCGCTACACTCTCATCTTTAGTTGAAAACATATTAACGACAGCAGCGGGCAAGTAATAGGCACCTGTTGGAACCCCAAAAACGAAAGTTGCTGGCCTACCAACATTAAGCGCGAGCAAAAAATCATCCCAATTTTTTTGCGGCACTCCATCAACTAGCGCCTTTAGCCAGACGACTCTAGCCGGCCCGAGCCCTTCATTAGACAGCCACCAGCCATAGCCTTTTGTTTCGTCATAGGTAAAATAAAGCGATATAACTGGTTTCACACTAAGCCTGTCATGTTCACGCTGCTGAACTGCAGACCAAATAGATAGAAACAATCCAACCAAAGCTATAAATGTCGCACAGATTGCCAACCACGCATCTGGTTTGATTCTATTCATTTCATCACCTCAGAACCAGCTTGCCAAAGCACAGTCACCTCATTTGATCAGGGAAGTATAGGCAGCTTCGCAGGTCACTCCCCTGACTCTGGCTTGGTCAACTGCTTCAGCCAAATCGCCCGCTCGCTGGTCAATGCGCTTGAGCACGTCGGCGAGCAATAGGGCGGCGCGAGTAGCTGCCTTGCTTGCGGCGGCAGTGCAGGAATTGCCGCTGGCTTCACTGGCTGCGAGTCGAGAGGCAAGGTTGTCGGCTGCCCCGCGCAGGCTGTCAGCAGAAGTGCGAGCGGCAACAGCATCAGCCGTCGCTTGATCGATGATACGTTGGCCATCTTGCACCGCCTTGTCGATTGAGTGTTGGTAGGACTGCTCCAGGGCGCGCGCCGCGGCCTCGTTGGCGGCCTTCGCCGCTTCGTCACGGGTATCGCGGGCATCCCACTCGGCCTGCCATTTGTCGTCCGTGACGTTCACGCCATGGTGATAGGCGCCGAACAGCGCGGCGGCCACCAGTGCGATCGCAGCTATATAAGGAAGGATTCGCAGCCAGATGGAAGTCATGGCACATCCTTGAAGAAAATGTGGTGTCCGAGCTTTAGAGTCTGCTTGGCCTTCACAGCCCAGTCCGGAGCCTTCGGCATGGAGGTCGCGTAATAATGCGTGGCGCCCCCAGTGGGATCTGGAAGCTTGCCATCGATCACTTGGTCAGCTGCAATCCGCGCCTGGGCCAGCTCGCGGAAAGGGATCGGTTTCGCGTCGCTCAGGTAGGCGTAGTTGGGGTCGCTCTTGTTCCAGCAACTGAACTGATACGGCGCCTGGCAGACACCGGCATAGCCCTCCCCCCACCACGATCTTTCCTTGCCGTCGTTCACCCGGTTGCGAATGGTCCAGGCCACTGCGATCTGGCCGGCCAGAGCTTCGCCTCGGGCCTCACCCCATAACGTGCGGGCGAGGATGTCTCGATCTTTTTCAGTGACAGGCATACTTTTCTCCAGGCAAAAATAAACCCGCACTTGGCGGGCATCAGAGTTGCAGTCTCTGTTACGGGGAGGTCGGCCACGTCAGAACTGGCAGACTGCACTCAGGGAAACCATCAGCTGTTGGCAGATCGCGTAGCGCTTGACGATAATCCAATACGGCTTTGAGTTTAGCGGCTGTGAGTGTTGGTGTTGCACCGCCCAGTAACTCATCCTGATGCCTGATTATTATCCAGTCCGACGAATACAGATGTTGTACGCGTCCATTCAAAAGGGCGGACACCTTTGCCGTATGGATTTCTTCTGGCGTTTGGACCGGATCTGGCTCTGGCAACGGACGGTCAGTAAGCGTCCAGTCAGTACCGTTGAATGTGCAGATTTGAGTGACGTTATCAAAGTCGGGCGGGGCGATTTCTGTAGAGTTTGCCGGAAGAAGAAAAACACCTGGCTCTAGGGGAGATTCAAAGGCGTCTGTTACTCCGACAAAATCCATACTTGTTGGGTCAAAGCTGTAAACAATCATTTTTCTTTGTCCTCAATATTTGATGCAAGGCAGCAACGCAATGTTCTTCACCCGCGTTTCTGAACCACTACCCGATAACCCTGTACTGCCAGCAGACCAAGCGGCCACTGTAGTGGACCCACCGCCAGTTGCTGTAGTGAAGAATGTCGCAGAGCCATACGTGTGGCCGTGGGAAGGAAATTGATCTCCCTGCAGGCTACCGAACACGCGACTAGGGTCGAGGCCGGCGCCACCATCCCAGCCGCGAGGAGTCCTGCCACGAGCGTCGGGAACGTTAAACGTGGTTGATCCATCCCCCACACCAAATGGGCAGATAACCACGATTGCTGTAGAGGTGGCCGTGGCGTTTGCAGAGAGCGTGATGGTACTGGCACCAACAGCCGTGATAGTCGCACCAGCGGGAATTCCCGGGCCGCTAATTGGCATGCCGACCCACATAGCTTGCGGGCTGGCCACGCTTGATATGCTGTTGCTGCCTGATGTAACAGTACCCGTTACTTGTGCCGTTATCGCGGCGAACAGCGTAGCGTAGGTGGTGCGCGATACGGCGGTACCGGACGCTGCCAAATATCCACTGGGCGGAGACATTGTTGCAAACCAGTCAACCTTTCCTGGCAGACCAATCAAAGTCGTCGCTTGACCAAGCGTCAGCGCGTGCTGGCTTTGTGTGGCATTGGCCACTTGCCTGGCGGCCCCGGAACAGAACAGCAAGATGTAAGAGCCTCCGCCAACGGAGCTATTCCACTGAGCCCATGCCTCGCCGTTAGCAACAATCTCGCCCCCCTGGAGAGCTGAGTGAGCGCCCCCGACGAGCGCGACAACACCAACGCCATCATTGATTGTGCAGGGGCCATTATTAGCGTTGGCCGCTTTGAAACGGATCGGAACGCTTTCACTACGGATAGTGATGGCGGGCGTAAAGTTGCACACATAAGCATTGGCCGCTCCGGTATCGACGGCAAAAAAACTCGCACTGACGGCATCCCGCAGCGTGGAGTCAAGCGCCCCCATATCCAGCCAAGCTGTATTCGCGCTGTTGCGCTTTTTCGAGCGATTCGTGCCGGTATCCGCCCAGACCTGGCACGGGAATGTCGGGTTTGGCGTTGCAGCCCCGCTACTCTGAGATACGAGCGCCTGCAGTGCGGCGTTCATATCGGTTCGGAACGTTAGGCCAGGACCATTGGCAACGTCCATATCATGCTGCGACATAGGTCAGTATCCCTTTGAGATGTAGTCGATAGAGCGGCCCGACTGGGCCACTCCGCCGGAATTGCGGATGAAGACGGTTAAACCGGTAGCCGTCTTTGCCGAGACGTCCAGGTAGTCGCCAGGGGAAAGCCCTTGCGCGGTAAGGCTGACAGAAGGGGCTGCGTTGAACGGCGGCGAATAGCTGATGACCAGCCCGCCCACGGGAACCGGAAGGTCATTCCCGCTATCAATGCGATCGGGCATGTCGATCACCACCTCAAGTTTGGATACTTCGATCCAATGCGAGGTCAGCTGTACGGATCCGCGCAGCTGGAAGTCGAACAGTCGTGCGCGATAGTCGCCGACAACAAATGGCTTCCAGGCCGACCATACTGCGGGTGAAACGTCCGATGTACGCACCCAGAGCGAAAGCGAGGCGCCGCTAGGCGGATCGCCATCAATACCGAGCAGTGCATCGAAGTCCACCACTGAGTCGATGTAGGTGCCGTCATCATAAAGCGAGGCCTCTACATCAGCGGTCAGGCGGCAGTCATAGACGTAGCCGAGGTCCGACGGCGCAGCGAAGCTGTACGTCGCCGATAGCAACGAACCTCCGTACTTATCAATCTCGCCGAGCAGCGCATCGATATCCGTTACATCATCCACGAACCCAGCACCCGACAGCTTCAGCACTCCATCTGCAGCGGCTGCATTGACAGCCACCCCGGTGAAGGCAGGCGACTCAGTAACGGTCAGTACCACGTTGGATGGCAGAGTTGCCTGCGCATCTGACCAGACCTCGGTGATTGGCCCGCCGACTCCAGATGAGTCGACCGCACGCGCCAGGTACTTGCCCGGCAGCAACGCCACTACGGATGATGTGGAGCGCCCCGCTACCTCGATCAGCGGTAAAGCAGCTTCCCAATTTGCAGAGGTATTGCGCGCCTGGCGAATGGCGATACTGCCGCCAAGCTTCACGTCAAGCTCTGGAACGGGGTCCCATGCCAGTGTTGCTACGCTGTTGATGACATCCAGCCTCAGGCCAATTAATACCGTCGGTGGCGCCAGTAACGCCTGAGCGGTGTAGGTCTGGATCGATGCATTGCCGGATAGGCCGAGTACGGACTTTGACGTAACACGAACGGACCACAGACCCGAGGATGCAGAATCGAAGTCGATGCTGGGTGTTGATATCTCGCCGACATACTCCCAGTTCCCTCCCGGCTTCATTACCTCGATCTGATAGCGCATTGCCCGCGCAGAAGGTGTCCAGCTGACTGTCAGTCGTGCGGCGGCAAGCCCAGTCCCTGTGTCATATAGCGACTCAAGGAATGTCAGTTGGCCCACAGCGTCTGGTGCTGCGAGATTGACGATGCTGGTAGGCGCATCAACGTCTGGAGTACCGAAATCGACCTGGTCGAACTTGTCAGGGTCATAGGCAATGGCGCTGATGGCGTAGGTTCCGTCGTCACCCTCTGAAATTCCTACGACACGAAACTTCTGCGTATCCAGCGCCGCACCAGCGAAGGCCCACGGCGCAGAGGCCAGCGGCGCGGATGGCAGAGCGGGCGAGACGGCTACCGATGTTGCGCCGGTCGAGACGGTGACACTACGGCTGGCATAGCTGCCATCTGACAGGATGACGCTGATTACACCAGTCCCACCAAAGCCCAGCGGAGCATCGAGGAGCAAAGTGGTTGTAGTGCTTCCGGACAGGAGCCTGCCACCATTACGCGCCCCTGCGCGGTTGGCATCAGCGATATCGATGACGTCGCCTGGCATCGGGATTGCTCCGTCAGCGCCAGTGGCAAAGGTTACAGCCTCGCTTTCTGCGTAAAGCAGCCAGCGCCCCAGGCGACGAGCCTGGCCCTTGGATGTGCAGCCAACAGCAATCACATCGCTCTGCTGGATACGACCCCATTTGGCGATCAACTCAGGCCGCTCGACGAGCTCGACCGCCTGCTTGTATTGCTGGAATGGGTTATTCCAGGTCACCGCCGCAACGTTAAAACGCTGATCCGAGGCGACCGATTGGTAGCTGAAGTCGCCGCCAACCACATTCGAGTTGTTGAACAAGTACCGGCTGGAGCGCGGCGCGTCCTGCACGGCGGTCAGCGTGCCGCCAGCCCAGAAGCAGATCGCCCGGAAGACCGATACCATGTCATTGACTAGCTTCCACGCGTCCTGCTGGGTGGTCAGGGCCATATCGCAGACAAATCGCGGTTCATAGCCACCGGTACCATAGCCATTCGGCACCATCACATCGCAGTATTGGCCGATGCTGTACAACGCGTATTTGTCGATCAGGGTCGAATCGAGCAGACCGCCAAGACCGTAGCGGGTGTTGGTCAGCATGTCGTACCAGACCCAGGCCGGGTTGTTACTCCACGCACGCTTGAACGTTCCGTCCCATGACCCCGAATAGGTCCGGGTGACGGTGTTGTAGTTCGTCGGCACCAGGACCTTGATCCCCTGGACCATGAACGACATGCGGGGGATGCTGGCAAACTGCTGGGCATCGATCGAGATGCCAACCATCGCCGTGTTGGGGTAGCGCAGCTTTTCATCCCACAACAGCGTCAGACTGTCGAAGAATGTGCGGTTCTGATTTGTCGAAGTGGTCGAGTCTCCACCCATGCGGGTTAGGCGGACGTACCTAGGCAGGCCGCCAGATACGGGCAGGCGCAGGTAATAAGAAAACTGTGTACGACTCATCGTCTTGCCATTGATGAGGATGTCTTCGCACAGTTGCGACCATGCGCCGCTCCCGACTTTCGCCTCGACTCGGAACAGCACGGAGTTTCCGCCCGTGTCTCCGTTAGTTGGGTTCTGTATATAAAGCTGGGGCACGCTGACGGTTACCCGCACCGCATCAACATCGGTGTCGGTGATGGCGCGCTCGATAGGAATCCAGCCTTTCATCTCCACACCAACTGCCTGCTCGGCCTCTAGCCCAGTCATCGGCATGTACGGCTGCCACTGCGTGCCGTAGCGAATATCAACGCTGACGTTCGAAAAGTTCAGGCTGTAATCAGGGTTCTGAAGCGGGACATCGTCAAAATAGATGCCCATCCAGCCGTAAGGGATGCCGTTGATCTCCCCTTCGCTGATGGCGTTTAGGACGCGGACGTGCTGCCTAGAGCGAAGGCTGTCAGGCGCTTCCACGGCGGCCCGAGTAGTGCTGCCGCCGCCTGTGTCGCCACTCTTCCCACCGCCTTTGCTGCCAATGATGAGTTCGCTCATGCGGGGATTGCCTCTACCCAAGTGCCGACGCCGACCACACTCGAGCCCACAAGCATTTGCCCGTAGACGATGGGGACCGGAAGGCCCTGCTGTGTTGAGTTGAACGCACCATTGAACAGGTACGAGGGCTTGTTCTCAGTGCTGGCCTGCTCTTGCTGGCTGCCTGACTTCGATGACGGCACTGGCGTCAGCATCTGTACGATGCCACCTGCAACCATAGAGACGCCCATCATGATCAAGGCAGACCCGAAAGGTGCGGCGGAACCAAATGAGCCACCAGTAATAATTGCGCCAACGACGATCAGCGCAGCCCCCATTACGGATTGGAAAAGACCACCGTTCTTGCTACCAGCAATGACTGGGACGATGCGGATCTCGGTCGTCCCGCTCAGGGTGAACTCGCTTTCGCCGACGTTCTCGCGGTTGCGGAAGATGGCGAAGCGCAGTCCGCGTCTAGCAGAATCAATAATGAAATCTTCAAAGCCGTCGAGCGTGTTCTTTAGAGCGCTAAATGCCTCAACAACAGCCCCGGTCTCAAGCTGACGGAAGTGCTGGCGTCCGAAGGCTTTAGCCAGGCTGCCAGACAGCAAAATCATGGTCATGGCCTTGTTGGCAGTGGTCATACTTTTCTCCGGGCAATAAAAAACCGCCCGGAGGCGGCTTCATTGTTTTCTATGGGTTAGATGCAGGTTTTGGCGGCATCCTTCCATCCTTGAGTTCCCACCCAGTCCATGGGGAGGAATACGCGAACAGATGACCCGGCGCTGTTTTCGTCAATGACAGCTAGCGCAACGATCCCGGTGAATGCGGCCGACGCTGCGATCTTGTAGCCTGTTTCGGTTTCGACGGAACTGGTGGATGAGTTGAACTCCTGCCACTTCGGTGAGAGGCATCGCGCCAGGCTCTGCGGGGTCTTGGTGGACACACCGGAGTAGGCCGGAGTGTCTTGTTGAAGCCCGGCCGTAGTGCAACCAGCCAGAACCATCATGAACAGTGCAGCAAAGACCATGCGCATATTGAGCCTCCATGTGTTTTGGCGACTCTAGCAGGCAATAGGCAATCAAATACAGGGCCTATCCTGCGTAACGCAAGATGTGGGTCGTGCATTCGCGATACGCGCGGCCGTAGACCTCTTTGCAGCTGAGGCGCCCGTACAGGTGGTGAAGTAGGACATCTCCGTCCAGCCAGATCGCGCCGTGGCACGGTGTAGGACTGCCGATCGCCATGATGATCACATCACCCTGCTCTGGCGTAGATACCGGGACGAATCCGGCCCGCGCGAAGTTATCGACGTACAGGTTCTCACCGTTGTGCCACCAGTCATCCTTGCGGTGGAAGTCCAACAGCGTGATGCGGCGCACTTGCCGGTAGTAGTCGCGGACCAGCGTGTAACAATCGATTACACCGTGGACAAATACTCGGCCTTCCAGCGCAAGCTCCCCGTTCGCCGGCATCTCATGCCAGGTCGCCACGCCATTGACCAGACCGACAATCCACCAGGCGGTGCGGCTCACAGCATGGCTGGCCAGATCGTGCAGGCTCGGCTCGGGGCCGGCATCTGGGTGCGAGTGGACAATCACCACGATGTCGCCCATGTCTTCGGCGGCCGCGTAATCCTCGGGGTGCAGGATGAAGTGATCCAGTTCCTCGGATTGATTGCGGCACGGCACGTACTTCGGCTTGCCGCGAACGTTGACCACCAGCCCGACAGCCTCGCGCGGATACTCGGCAAAGGCGTGCGCCTCGGCGTCCACCCGACATTTATTGAACAGTTCGCTCATGATCAGAATCTCGGGACGCTGGCAATACCAGGGAAGCCGCCAAAGGGAAGCTCGCCGTTTTCACCGAAACGCAGCTTGCATCCCCGTAGCGTTCTGCTGCACTGGTCTTTGGCTGGATCGCTGGTGGGGATGTTCATGTAGTCCGCCACAGGAGCGCCGGCATACCCGCACTCACCAGAGCGGTAAGCCCATAGACACGTCCCCGCAATCACTTGTCGCCGCGGCAACTTCACGCCCTGCAGGTCAAGTGGAGAACCCAGGTCGAACTCAACCGCTGTCGGCGTCTCGTTGACCTTTCGCGTAATGAACCATGTTTCAACCGGGTATTCTTCTGCGGGGTTGGCCGTCGGGTTGCCTGCGGCGAAGTTCGCCGCGTCCAGGTATTTGACCAGTGTGCGACGGCGCTTAAGCTTCGCCCACAACAGGTCTTCGTACTGTCGGCATAGCGCCGAGATGGTGCCGCCAAAGTTGCCGACCTGCAGCTTCGGCCTAGCCGGCGAGCCCTGGCTTGGCGTGGAAAACTCTGAGCCTTTGAGCGGCCAAGGGGTATAGACAACGCCTTTCCAGACGACCGAGCCAAGGCTTTCATTGGTGCCAGCATGGAAGCGAATGGTCTGGTCCGGGAGGATCAGTTCAAACCCCTCCCAGATGGACATCCCGGTCGCTAGTGACAGCTGACCTTGAAGGGCGGTCATTCGTACACCTCCTCAAAGGTTGCTGAAATGCTGTCAACACGGCGAGCAACGTCAGTCCGCGTCCACTCACGACAAACAAAAACCCCGATCGGGTGACCGGGGTGGGTGTAGTTGAAAGCTTCGATTGCGCCGCGGGCGATCAAGAAGGCATCGATGTCGTCGATCTCTGTGTCGATCCGCTTGAACGTCAGCGAGTACTTGCGCGGCTGTCGGTTGATACCGGTTCCCTGCCGCTGCTCATACCCATCACCGAACTTGATGGCCTTGACCGTCGGGGTGATCACCCGGGAGGCGTCATATGTCGCTCGCCATGTGAATGCCAGCATGCTGCCTCCTTAAGTGAGTTGCCCGCCGTTACGACGCGCTGTTGCGATTTCCTGCCGGCAGACGACCTTGATCGCTTCGGCCAGGCGTGCCGGGTCAGGGGTAGCGCCGCCACCATCCGTAGCATCCACAGTGACACTGACGTTGACCGTACTCGAGCTTCCGCCCGCACCGCCACGAACTCCGAGACGACCTTGCGAGTCGCGCGCCAGTGGAACGATTGCTTCAGGGCCTGCCTCACCCATCACGCCAGTCTTGCCGTTGGCCATCCCGAATGCGGTCGGCGAACTGACCACGCTGTCGGAGAACGCACCGCCATTGGCGAACATCTGCACGCCGCCGGACCACGCGCCACCCTTCGCTTGCGGGAAATAGGTCGCGGAGTAGCCGGCTTGAGATGCGCCCAGCGCGGTGGATGAGCTGCCGCCGAAGTACGAACTGGCCGCAGTGGCAGCCAAACCGAACAAGCTGCTCAGCGCTGACGAGCTGGCCTGACGCAAGGCAATCTTGGCCATGTCAGACAATACGGACTTGGCGAAGTCGGAGAACGACAGCTTTCCGGTTAAGGTGAACTGCGTAATGGCATCTTCCATAGAGCTGAACGCGTTGGTGAACAGGCTCTTCGTCTGCCCAGCCACATCACGCGACGACTCCAGGTAGTTCTCCCAAGCCGACGACGCCCCAGCGGTCCAGCTGCCTTGCGCCGAGGTCATGTCGTCATAGTTGGCGACCACCACGTTGCGCAGATCCTGCTGACTCTGCGCGACGGCTTTCAGCTTGGCGTTGTACTCGTCGAGGCTCATGCCCCGCGATCCGTCACCGTACTGGTTGGCCAGGTCAATGCGCTGGGCGTTGGCCTTGTCATCGATGCCGTTGAATTGCCCTGACAGGGCTTTCTGCCGATCGCCCATGCCAAGCCCGGCGGCATCGCGCTGCCCTTGCTGGCGCAACGTGACTGCCTGCTGCTGCAAGGCATCGGTGTAGGTCTTGATCGCCAAGGCCTGCTTCTTGACTCGGCCTTCTTCGTTGGTCGCTAGGACTTCAAGCTGGCTGTCAGCATCCTTCTGCGCCTTGACCATGCTCGTGCGTGCGTCGGCGATCTTCTGGTCCAGCTGGATGCGCTGAGCTCCAGTCGTGCCCGACTTGTCCTTGAGCGCTTCCAGTGCCGAAATCTCAGCCTGATAGGCACCAGTGACCTCCTCGCGTTCTGCCCGGATCAGCGCGGTACGCTGGTCGAGGTAGTTTTGCTGCGTGATCAGTCCAGCCTTCTGCTGCGCCTCAAGCTCCTTGGTGGAGTTCGAGTAGGTAGCCTGCAGATCCTTGATCGCGTTCTGGGCGTCGTTGTAACCGGTCAGGTTGAGCTGATTGGCCTTCCCGGCCGGGTCCTTGTTCTTGTCCTTGATGTTCTGGATGTTCTTGGCGACAACATCGGCCTGGACCAGTGGATTATTGGGGGCTGCCTTACGCATGTCGTTAACGGTGCGCTGGTACTCTTCAATCAGTTTGTTGCGCTTTTGTTCGTTGGTGAGGTTAGCGTCAGAGATCGCTTTAAGCTTGATTGCAGCGTCGATGCCTGCCTTTTGCTTCTCGCCATACAGTCCTTGGGCCGCCGCGATTGCCGCCTGCGTATCGCGCTGTTTGGTGAGGAAATCCAGCTCCAGCTGGGAGTTTTGCAGCTTCTTTTGCGCGTCGGTATCGCTCGGGTCGGCGGCTGCCGCATTGCGCGCATAAGCAACCTGCTGGCTGAGGTCTGCTATTTTCTTGGCGGAGTCCTCGGCGCGACCAATGTCATTGAAGGCGTCCAGCGTCTTCTTGGTTTCGGAGGCGACCCCTTTCCACGCTCGCTCCCAAATACTCAGGTTGGCAGTGACATCAGCCGTACGGGTTTTTATGGTGTCGGCATAGGTGTCGGTCAGCAGCTTGGCGGCGCCGATGGTGTCGCCATGCTCCTTCAGCGCGACGATCTGCGAGTAGACCGAAGCAGTCAGGAAGTTGTACTGATCGTTCAGCGTCTTCGCAGCGGCGACTGGGTCTTTGCCGATCGAGGCGAACTCAGCAACCGTATCTTCGATGGCCTTGCCCGTGGCCGATTGCATCTGAAGCGCGGCCGTGGCCACGACACCGAAGCTTTCACCCGCGATCTTGCTGTTACCAGCCAGTTGAGCCAGCACTTCAGCCGCGGCGCCGGTTGTTCCGATAGTCGAGCTGATTTGCGTAGCCAGAGAGCCCAGATGATCGGCGGTGGTACCGGCTGCATTACCGGAGAGGATCAACGCCCTGCTGTACGCCGATGACTCTTCACTGCCCTTGTAATAGGCATAGCCCAGCGCCGCAGCCGCGGCGGATGCAACAGTGAAAGGGTTAACCAGGCCGGCAACGTAGCCACCCAGCGCGCGCGCAGCAGGACCAATCCCGCCGAACATGTCCTTGAGTTGGCCACCTTGTTGAAGGAGGACCGTCAGCGGAGATTGGCCACCTTGAAGGCTGGTCACGATATCCGTGAATTGAGCAGGAACACCGCGCAACGCAGCAGCTGTTTGCGCCGCAGAGACCCCGGTCTGAACTGCCACTTTATTGAACGTGGCAAGTCCGGCAGCGGCCTCGATACCCTGCTTGCCAATCTGCCCGAATACTGGCTTGCCTGCTCCAGACCAAGCCCCGAGCCCTTTCATTCCATCAGAAAGGAACGACAGCTTTTTGCTCGCGTCAAGGAACGCAGCACCTGATTCTTTGGTCGTGACATTAAGGGATGCAAGCCAGGCTTTGGCTTCTTGAGTTGATTTCAGCGACTCAACAAAGGTGCCGTTCTTGATCGAATTGCCAAGGGAAAACATGCCAGCTTCAAGCGCGCTGGTCCCACCATACAATGCACGGAAGGATTTTGTAGTGCCGTCGACCGCTGACTCGGCCGCCTTCGCCTCAGCCGCCATAGCCTTGATAGATGAGCTGGCTTTTTTGCTTCCGCTGGAAAGGCCATCCGTAGCCGTCTCGGCCTTCGCGCCAGCCTTAGCGAGCCCATCAAGCTCAGTAATGCCTTTGGCAACTTCGCCTGTGTCAATCTTGATCCCAAGGCTGGCGATGTCTTGTGTCATGCCATTCTCCTGACAATAAATTCACTACGCCTCAGCCATGACAGCGAGCGCTTCGGCCTCCATTACTTGAAGGTCAGGAAATAGTTCGGGGATTCGCCGCTTTTTGATGCCGATGAGGGCTGCCACTTCGCGAATGACCGAGTAGTCCAGCCCGGTCGCGCCGGCAGCACCGGTACGCCACTGAGTGCTGAGCGCATTGAATAGGCGGAAGACTGGCCAGTTGTCTGGCCAGATCTCCACTTCACCCTCTTCAAAGTCATCTGCATCGAGGCCGAACAACGACAGCGTCTCTTCAGGCGCCCGCGACCCGTACATCGCTTGCGCCGCGGCGATCAGTTTCCCCGGCTGGCGAGCTCATAGGCCTTTTTATAGGCATTGAGAATCGCCGCTGGAGCGCCTACACAGGTCAGCGCCAGTTCGGTCAGTGATTCTTCGCCGAACTCGTCTTCAAAGCCCCAGCCGACAATAATCTCCTTGAGCTGTCCAACTTCAAGCTTCACCTGCGCCTCGGTCGCATCTTCCCAAGTAGCGCCATCCTTCATGGCTTCTGCAATCAGCGCGTCACGCTCCCTGTTCCACTTGTCGTGGTACTTCGACAACTCTTTCCGGTCGCGGTACTTGAATTCGATCTCGACCTTGATCGAGTCGAAACCAACGCGAGGGATCTCGACTTCAGCCTTGAATGTGGCGTTCTGAGCAATCTTGAAGCTGGCCATGTGGTTTCCTTACGACAGGTAGCGAGTAGGGGCGGATTGCAGCGCCAGGGATACTTTGCGCGTCAGGATGTTGCCGCGCGATACCTCGGGCTGCAGCGAGAACGAGGTGTAGGCGCCGTAGTACAACTTGTCGGTGCCTGGCAGGTTCAGGCGGGCGGCCTGTACGGTCTGAGCGATGTCAGCGGCCTGGACAATGGGCACATATGCCAGGGTCGGATCGTCAGCAACCGTCAGCACCATACTGGCAGCAGCCTTGTCGGTTGGGATCTGGCGGCCCTGGGCATCTTCGAGGAACACGACGTCCTGATAGTTCTGGTCGCCGCCGGAGAACGCCACATCGGTGATCTGCGGAATCTGCACCCAGGTCATGATCTTTTTCAGGCTGCCTACACCAGAGCCAGCTGGGTAAATGGTGGTGCTGGTGGTATCGACGCCTTCCAAGGTGATCGCGGTCGCAGTAGCGGCCGAGACGCGTACGACCTTGTTGTTCAGCGCGGTCCAGCCGGAGGTGACCAGCACAATGTCGCCAACGACCAAGGTCGCGCCAACGACGGTGCAAATCGCCGAAGTGGCATTGGTGATAGCCGAGAACGGAAGCGCAGCGGCGTAGGTGGCGGCATGTTCAAACGTGCCGCCGTTAGGAATCTTGTAGCCCATGGGGGTTTTCCTCTATGCAGAAATGACAAAACCCGCTTAATGGCGGGTTCTGGGTTTGCCCAATGGGCGGATTAGTTGGTGGTATCAGCTCGGTACGTGAACGACAGCGGTAGCGAGGTGGTCGTGTCGCCCTGCTGGGCCGAGGCGGTAGCCATCGGTGAGCGGACATACACGGTGAAAGTCGTCTTGGTCAGCGCCAGGTTGTTCGGGAGCAGCGCAGCGATCTCGTCGGCGATCCCTTCAGCGGCACCCCGGCCAATCCCGGCCTTAGTCACCACACTGATCTGGAAGACGCCGCGGTAGGCTATGTGCTTGCCTTCGAGGTCTTCGCTGGTCGTGTTGGCCGGCAACAGGAATGGGCGCAGGTAAGGCGATCCGTCCGCCGGCGGCGTGAAGGCGACGTCTTCATAGGCAATCGGCAGTGCTGGAACCCTGGCAGTCGCCCACGTCTTCAAGCGGCCTTCAAAGAGGCTGCGGATGATTTTGTCCGACATTATGGAAGCTCCGAAACAGCCCGGTCTATGAAGGTCTGGAACTCGACCACTGAAATTCTCACCATCCCGGCGGGTGCTTGGCTAGACCAGCCCTCAAATTCTAAACGCGGGCCGTAAGGAAGCGCGTTTATCATCCAGATGGAGCCGACTTCACTGGTGAAGCCTTGGATCAGCGCGGCACCCTCGCCTTTCGAATCACTGCCCGATGGGTCGATGCGCTCGAGCGTGCCGGTCTTGGTCACGTCGAACGACACTTGCCAGTTGCCCCGGAAGCGGCCGCCGACATACCCGGCGCCGGCCGTGAGGTCCATGCCGTCCTTGATCAGTCGCCCGGGCCTCATCCGTCCGGCCTTGGTCAGGTTCGACGGATCGTTGCGCAGCTCGGCGTTGAGTTTGGACACTTCATTGTTGTACTGGGTCGCGGTCGCGTTGGCCGCCCAGAGTTCCGGGTTGCCGACGGGGGATCGATCCACCACAGCGCCCAGCAGGTCGATGGCGACCTTCTTGATGACGGTCTCGGCATTGGCTTCGGCTTTCGCGGCGAACGCCTTCAGATCCAATGCGAAGCTCATTTTCGTGCCTGCACGCTGAAGCCGATGTTGAGGCCGGCGTAATTCCAGGGCTCGACGTTCTGCACCGTGTAGGTCTCGCCGTCGAACAGGATCTTGTCCTGGCTGACAGGCTTAGGCATATCAGCACCAGTGAGCAGAACCGGCGAGATCAGCAGCTTGACGTCGCCCTGCTTGATGCGGGAGCCGTCGATATCGTTCTGTTTATAGTTCTCGCGGAAGCCCGAACCGTCGTATTGGGTGGTTGTGTCCGGCGTTGTCCCGGTATCGGGGTCATATTCACCGGTGGAGATGTGGATCACCGACAGCTCCAGGCCTTTGCCGCCCTTGCTGCGTGGCGCCAGCATACGGGTCGCCGTGGCCTTGGCTCGATCATAAATGTCGGTCATGAGCGCACCATGGAAATGCTGCTGCTCGATCCCTCGATGAACTGAGCCATCATTTTGTCAATCTGGCGGTAGCGGACCACGCCATTGCCGTCCATGTATTCGGTCTTCAACGGGCCAACCGTTTCGGACTTGATGATCCGGTCGATGTCCTGATCCAACTCGCCCTGCCCTGCCTTGAATGCCATCTCGGCGCAGATCTGAGCCAGCGGGTTGGGAATGGCATCGCTCGGCCAATACTCGCAGCGAGCACCACCATGGCGCCGGACCATGTAGCGCGGCCAGGCCAACGCCTGAGTCGTTTTAGCCCGGTAGCCGCAGGTCCGCATGGCGTAGGTGCGCTCGAGGTAATCGGTAGACCGGCGCAGCGCCTGCTCTTTCTCGGTCGTGCTCAGCGTGGCCCAGACTGTATTGCCGCGCGCATCGTGATAGGCGTCGGCATAGGCGACCGTGCACAGGGATTCTGCGTCGGCACGGCCTGTGCCGTCCTCAGTGATAAGAGCCATGTGCTACCCCAGCGGGAAAGTTTGTGTTTGCCCGGCGAGCGGACGAATATTCGGTTGACCGGTGAGCGGATAGAGCGGCGCCTGGCCGGAAAGTGGCATCGACAGGTTCACCCCATTCAGCGGGTAGACCTGAGTGATGCCTTCCAGCGGGTGCGGCCTTGAGGTGGCGTCAGTGCCTGTGGCATCAGCCGTCACCGGTGCAAACGACACTTCGTCGATGGTGCAGGATGTCGATGCAGACCCTGCTGCGTTGGTCGCGGGCGCAGTGAAGACGATCGGCGCGAATGCCCCATTGGCGGATACCGAAGGCAGCGCCTGGCCTGTGGGAGCGGAAAGCCCCATAAACGCCAGAGAAGCAGCCTTGAACGCACCGCCTAGAGCGGTCGCACCTGTGGGAGCGAGCGTCACCGATGCGATCGCCGCCGAAGCATTGCCGTTGACCGATGTGCTGCCCGAGGCCGATGCATTCGGCGCGGCCTGGGTGATGCTGGCGAGCAGTGCCGACTTGGATGCCGACCCGGAACCGGTATATCCCGGCGCGGCCAACGTCACAAGGCTTGGCGCGGCAGACTTCACCGCAGAGCCCGTGCCGGACGCCAGCGGAGCGCTTGCGGTGATCGCAGCAGGAGCCGCAGACCGTGAAGCGCTACCAGTGCCAGTCGATGCAGGCGCAGACATCACTAGCGATGCCACGACAGCACTGGTAGACCCATTGACTACCGTTGCGCCAGTCGCCGAGCCAGATGGAGCCGTCATCGACACCGAAGCGGGAGCAGCAGCCACTCCAGCACCGGCCAAAACGCTTGCCGATGGAGCAGACATTGCAACTGATGCCGCAACCCCTGCTGCTACCCCGTCGCTTCCAGCCTGCCAGAACCCTGCGACTATCGCCGCCGCAGCCGGAGACTCAGGCCGAAACGTGTAGAAGTCAGGGGTCGCTACTCGTCCAGAAGGTGCGCTACGCCAAACGTTTTTGGCCATGACGTCACCCGTTTACGATTTCAAACATCAGCTCAAAGCCGCCAGTTGACGTGCTGTCAGGTTGAACGACCGCCATCAGTGCGCTGTCGGCGAAGACCTGCGGCATGCCGGTCTTCATGAAGTCGTGCGTGTCACCAGCGTTCGCCAGCAGGACACGCCCAGCCCAGAGGCGGCGCAGCACCAGAACATTGAAGGTGCCAACGGTAGAAACCGTGCTGGTCACCGACTCGATCTTCTGTACGCCTGTGTCGCCTGTCTGGAGTGGCAGCATAAGCATGCGATTAGCGATCGGCGCGACACCTGTAGCGATGGTGCCCGTCGTGCGGCCCGTCACACCGTCCTGATTGGTGTAGGTGATTGCGATGCTCTGGTTGCCGGTAAAGGCTGTCACCGCCTCAATCCAGATATCAGTGCCGGTGAAGTCCGTGCCGCCTGGAACCCGCGACGAATAGCTCGGCTGAGAGGTCAGCGTGGTTGCAGCGTTGAACGCGTAGGCCCCGGCCTTGAACAGACAGTCAAACAGGTGTAGCCGGCAACTCACCGTCGCGCCAAACGTGATGTTGGTGATGTAGCCTAAATTGCTTCCCGCGAACGCGTTGATGGTCGGGAAACCACCGTTCGCATCGGTTGGGACCGTCCCGTTTGCCGTGTTGGAGCCAGCCAGCGTGCCAGATCCAGGGTTGCCACCCGCGTTGATCACCTGTGTCGGCGCTACCGCTACCGAGGTGATGACGTTGGTCTTGACGATCTGCACCCGCTGCGTCGGTGCCGCAATGAGCTGGTCAAGCGACGTAATAGCCATCAGATCACCTAGCGGTTGACGTAGAGCGGAGTGGACAGCGTGACGGTGAAGCTGCCCGCTGTACTGGTGACAGTGCCGCCGAAGTCCACGAAGGTGACCAGTTCGTCAGTGGCTGCCGTGCCGACTGACTTGTAGATCCACGCGCCGACAGCCGAGATGGTCGCACCGGTCCAGGCCGCCGGGTTGCCGAAGGTCACCGCAACGCGGTTGTTGGCCGTATCGACCGCGCCAACGCTACAGGTCACCGTCGAGCCGCCGGCTGCATACGTACCGGAAGCACCGACCTCGGTCACGATGTCGTTGCGAAAGTCGAAGGTGTCCAGTTCGGTCTCGGTCGGAACCGCCGAAACCAGCAGCATCTTGAATGTGCCGGAGAAGTAGGCATCAGCCATACGCTTCGGCAGGAATAGCGAATTTGCTGATGCCATGACTTACTCCGAGGCTTTTACGTCTTCTGGCTTGCCCTTGGTCGCTTTGGCTAACTTGGATTCACCCAGCAGCTCATGCACCTTCGGATCGAAATCTTCCTCGTTGATCTCAACGAAGTCGCCCTGGTCATCGCCCCACGGTTTCACTTGAATAACTTTCATGTCTTTCTCCACTGAAAGCCCGGAGCCGAAGCCCCGGGCGTTCCGATTAGCCCAGCAGGATGCCCGAGTGGCGAGGAGCGATCATTTTCACGCCCCATGCCAGGTTGATCTCGTAGCGGACTTGGCGTTTCTGCTTGTAGATGCAGAACTCGTAGGTGAGGCCCGACACAGGGTCGGTGACCAGCATTACGTCGTCGGCATCGTCGCCACCTTCTGGCATCGCAGGAGCGCGGGTTGCCAGCTGGATGGCCGAGCGGTGGAAGAACATGTTGCGGGTGGCAGCAGCAACCACGGTGATCGCCTTGGCAGCAGCGCTCATTGCAACGCGCAGGCCTGGCTCGGCGATGGTGATCGAACCACCGTTGGAGGTGTCGGTGTCGCCCGAGACAACCACGTACTTGTTGGTATCACCCGCGAAAGTGACGATGTCGCCCGCGAGGATGGTGCCAGTACCTGCCGAAGCCAGGGTGATGGCGGTCGCGCCGACTGCATAGCCTGCGGCGTTGGTAGTGGCAGCAGCGCCAGTACCCACGGCAACGCCTTCGCGCACCTGAGCCGAGTTGTGCAGCAGCATGCCTTGGTATTCACCCAGAGCACCTTGACGCAACAGCGCCTCGGACTGGACGCCGCCAGTGTTGGTTTGGAACAGGGTGGACATCTTGCCGCGGATGTTCGCAACAGCTGCGCCACCGAGGACCATGTGCATGTCGCTCTGCGGAGCACCGTTGTCGTCCAGGATCTTGCGAGCCAGGGCGAAGTCGCTCAGGTCGCCGGAGGTGGCGAATGGCGTGGCGCCGGCGGTGCCGTATGCGCGCGAGGTGTTGATGTGCAGAGCAGCGAGGTCGCCTTCGACTTCGTTGGTCAGCGTGCGGATGGCTTGGGCGATACGCTGGGCATTGATGTCACCCAGGGTGCCGGCGTTACGCAGGCCCAGGGTTTCCTCACCAGTGATGCCGAACGGTACCGAACGCGCCTTGCTGATGGTCATCTGCACGTTGCCGATGGTCTGGTTTGGGGTATCAGCAGCGTAAGCCGCAGGAACCAGGTCTTCAGCAGCCATCGCGCCAACCACTGGCGAAACGACGGCTTGGCCGACAGCTGCACGCTCTGCAGTCGAGTCGCGGGATACGGCCGGGATGAAACCGACCAGCTCGCGAGATACAACGTCCATCGCTTCCTGAATGGAAGGGATCAGACTGGTGAGGGTCAAAGTGCCCATGCGGTGTTACCTCTTAATCGACAATCTTGATGTTTGCCTTGACCGCCGCTCGTTGATCGAGGGGGCTCAAGGCTTCGTATTGGGTTCGTTTCATGGTCTTGGCGCCGTGGGTCGCGTTGCTCTGTTGCGAGCCGCCGCCATTGGCGTTGGCCGGGAACCAGTGCGGAGCCTTTTCTTTCATGTCGCTGAACCACTCCTTGAGCGTCAGCGGCTTGCCGTCCTTGCCGAATGCGTCCTCTACGGCGACAGGGTTGCCCTCGTCGTCGAGCTTGAAGGTCGCGGTAGCACGGAGCAGAGCGTCATCGATTGCGTACTGGTGGAGGCCAGCAGCGGTAGCTTCTGCGCGGATGCCGTTTTCAAGGACGCGGCGACTGAACTTGTCAGCCCGGGTCTCGGCAGCTTCGCGCGCGGCACGTTCTTTGGCGGTTTCTTGCTCGAAGCCTGCCTTCATGCGCGTGGTGCGCTTGTCGAGCACTTCGTCAATCTTCCCGGCAGCGATCAGGCCAGCTTCTTCGTCATTGGCAAACTTCGACAGGATGTTTCGAACTGCATCAGGGTCGATGCCTTCGAAGCGAGCGGCTTCCAGCTTGGCTGCCTTGAGCGAGCCAATCAGTTCACCGTTCTTTGTCTTGAGACCGCTTACAGCTGCTTCAACAGCTGCTGCAACCTTGGCGTCGAAGTCTTGGGTGTCGTTGCCGCCACCGTTGCCGCCTTCGCCTTCTTCAGCCATCAACGGATACCACTTGCCGAAAATAAACATCTGCTAACCCCTTGGGTCTGTTGGCCGCCTGGCGGCAAATAAAAAGCCCCGTCATTGACGAGGCTTGTGTGAATCGTTTTCGCTTTTAGCCCGCAGGATCGCCGCGACCATGATTGTCGAGCAGTTCCTTGAAAGAATCCGGCTGGCCGTCAAGTGTTGCGCTGACTCCGCTGCTGCGGTCTAGAGCCACTAGAGCCTTGGCTACCAACGTGGCGCCACCTTCGGAGACAAACTCCCCTACTTGGATGCTTCCCGCAGAGTCATCGCTCTTCTCGTAGCGAGTGACGATGAACCGGGTAACTGGACGGACCTTGTATTCGACATATGACATAGGGACTCTCCGGCCTGCGCACAGGCTGATTTGCGGGCATAAAAAGCCCCGGCGGATGCCAGGGCTCTTGTGTTCTCGTCGCGTACGTGATCGCTATGTCATGTCGCGGAAATTGTGGTTTTGCATCACATAACGACGCGCTCACCTTTGAGCAGGCATCCAACGCAAAGCAGCGCTTTCGTCCCGCCGGTTGGCTTGCCGTCCTTCATCATGACGCCAATCTTGGTCTCGATCACTTCCCTGCCCCCGCAGCGATGGCACTGAACCATCGTCGCAGGCTTCGGCATCGCACGTACACGCTTGCGCACCTGCTCGGCCGGAGAGTCTGGCGCCTTTGTGCCCTGTATGAGGTGAAGCTTCGGTTTGTCGGTCATGCGGCCAGCCTAGCGAATATCTGCGCATCCCGCTCGCGCAACTGATCCAGCGTGAGGAATATGCCATTGGTCGAGTAAAACTCCTCAAGCTTGGCGCCGTCCCGGAGCATCTTGGCTCTTACAGGCCCAAGCACTTGCTCCTGTCTGGCCGGTGACTGCCGGCTAAGCCAATCAGAATAGTTCATGTCACCCGGTACCTGCCCGTCCATGCTGGCCCGCTGTGATGGTGTCATTTCATCAATCGG